CTAATGCTACAGTACCCGCGGCATAAATGGGCCTCTCAAATGCGCTCTGTGCAACAATCTCAGGGGTCCCCTCCTTGTTGAGCATAGGCTCAACCACGTACTGGTTGAAGCCCTCTAGAGCGACGCGCGTCGCGGCAAAAGCTGCATGCATGTGCCCCTGCCCGGTTGTGAGCACGCGCAGGATGGACAAACCAGCTATAACAGCTTGCGCACGCAAATTGCGTTTATAAATCGCATAAATGGTTGAAAGTGTTAGCGCTGCAGTGACCAAATTAGAGACTGTCTCCTTGCTGGGTAGCATGTTGCTCAACTTTTCGTAAATCTTAGACGGGCGCGTGCGCTCCTCAAAGACTGACATTAACCTGGTTAGCTCCGCCAGGATGGGAACGAAGTCCTTCTTGATTGTATCATTAGTGGCTTTGATGCCATCCTTGATCCCGGTGAGATCCTCCGGGTTGTACTTACCCACAATGTCAGTAAGATTTTCCATGGTGTCATTAAACTGCGATGCCTCCTCACCGAGGACCCCAACGGCCCCCATGAGACCCTCCAAGGTCTCTGGGATGTTGCTGAGGCCAGTCACAGCGTTCACCAACCCGCTCTGAGCTTCAAGTTCATCGGACGCGAGAAGTCCTTTCTTGCATGACGTCGACTTCTTGCGCGCGATGGCACGGTCTTTGGATGCGGAACGATGCCGCTTCTCCTCCCTTCTCTTTTTGGCTCTTTGTTTGCGAGTCTTAGCGGCTTCACGCGAGGGGGCAGGCTTTACGCTGCGCCCTTCGCGCTTAGCGCGGCCAAGGCCCTTGTGCGTGTGTTCGGTCGCCTGTGCGACAATAATTTGCTTTTGGAGCTGAGCGTTGCATTGGGCGATAACGCCGGGAATAGTAAGCTTGGTGAACATTTTTGCGATCGATGATTGATTGATGTAAGAATAATTCATGTGTGCTGGGGGGGTGGACGGGCATCTCGGCCCCCGACATAGTCACTGACTTGCCTAATGGCTGCGCACAGTCTGAGACAGTATTCGGCTTGCGGCCTATCCGGTTGGCTTCCGGGGTGCGGTTCTCTTCCTCACTCGGATTTTGCTTGCCACAGCATCCCTGAGGGGAAACCTTTCCATATCCCTGTGTTTCCAATCAGGGTGGCCTTCCCGCCGGCCATAATTCTATCTTAGCATTGCATGCGCCGCTCCTGTCACCGACACAAGGTGTTTCCACCAACATGGCAATAAGCCAATCGTGCTGCTTTCGCATGGTTTGATTCACAGCTAACATAACAACATTCAGACAACGGGAACCCCAATCAAGGGGCGGTGCCTCTTAACAGTTGCACTCGTTTGTTTGCTCTTGCTACGGTAGCCTAGTCTACCACGAGCCACTAGGAACTTTTTCTATGTTTTATCTTTTGTATTGTTTTTGTTTGTTTAAGTATATTTTAGTACCTCCCGGCGACTATTGCCGGGAGCCGGAACAAAGTGTCAGGAAATTCCTGAGCACTCAAAATTGTTGGGTTTTTACACCCGTGAGTGTGGACGAAAACTGCCAAACCGTCCAAACAGTTCGCGGTGGGGTTCCACGAACCTGTCGCACAAGTTCCATTTGGTTAATGTGCGGCG